TTGCCTGTCAGCGCTGGTGCCTGTTTGGCTATGGCCATGCCCATAGATTCATAGGCAGCCGCGTTGACCTTGGCGGCACGGGCACTTTCCACCATTGCCGCCGTATTCACCTCTTTGGCGACCGTGTTGGCCACCGTGCTGGCTGTTGCTGATACCGTTGCCGTTTCAGCCGTCTTGATGGCCGCGCTGGCAGCAATCCAATCCTGCGCCATGGCCAGCAACTTCATGGCCCCAAGCACTTCTCCGGTGTGGATCATCACCGTGGCCACCGTGCTCAGGTTGCCAGCCAGCCCATCGATCAGGCCTGCCAGTTTGCTGGTGTAGCCCCCGGCCTTGTCGGTCTCACCAATGTAGGTGGTGAAGTGGGTGGTCAGGTTGGTCATGGCCCGGCCCACCGTCACGGGCAGTTTGCCAAATTCACCCGCTACCGTGTCGCTTTGGTTTTTCAGCGCCTTGATGACCGTCTCGCTGGTAAGCTGCCCGGCCTCGGCCATGGTGCGCAGCTCACCCGTTGTCACCTTCAACCCGTCGGCCAGCGCCTGTGACAAGCGGGGTGCCTGTTCCATCACGCTGTTGAATTCATCGCCGCGCAGCACACCGCTTTGCAGGCCCTGTATCAGCTGGGTAATGGCCGCATCACTGGCACCCGCACTGGCACCGCTGAGCTGTACCGCCTGGTTAACTGTCTCGGTGAGTTTCAGCGCTTGCGCTATGGCATCGGCCGTGGTCAGGCCGGCGCTTTTACCCGCTGCCGCCATCTTCGAAAACAAGGTGCCGGTGCTCTCCAGCGTGCTGCTGGTGCGCAGTGCAACTGCGTTAATGCCGTCCCAGGCGCTCTCAAAGGCTTTGCCCTCACCGGTGGCAAGTTTCACCCGCGCTTGCAGGTTGTTATAGCCGTCGGCCATGGCGGCCAGGTCTTTAATCCCCTGGGCACCCGCAGACACGCCTACCAGCTGCAGCAGCTGCGTCTTGGCATTGGCAATCTGTGCCGCTGCCGACTCCATGCCATCGCGCAGCTTACCGGTGGTGGCCGTCATTCCCTGGCCAGCAGCGTTAGCCTGGTTTAAACCAGCTGCGGACTGGGCGCTCTTGTCACCCAGTCCAGCAGCAGCGGCCGAGGTAGATTGCAGCGACCCCGCCAATGCATCCACTTTGGGTGCACCAACTACGTCCACCCCAACCAGGATTTCAACCTTGTTTGTCATACCGGAAACCCACTTTATTCAGATCGTCTGGATCACCTCCTGCTGGTGGGCGCTGCCCTTACCAGCGCAGTTACGCCAGCTTGGCCCGGAAATACTGGCTGATGCCCACCCCGGTTTTGGTTGTATCGGCCAGCACTTCGGCTTCCACCTGCAGGTCGGCAAACTTGTCGCCCAGCAGGCTCAGCGCCTTGGTGGGGCTGAGCTGGGCGCGCCACACATCCACAATCACCGGCTTGCCGCTGTTGGCCTCGTTCAGGCCTTCAAAGTGCAGCTCCAGCACGATCGCGCCGGTCGTCATGGCTTCGACCTTGTTGTAGGCTGCATAGGTGTAGCTCACCTTGAGCAGCTCGGCATCCACAATGGCTCCAGCGGCCAGGGGAAAGATACCGCCAGCGCGCAACTCGTAGTCCGTTCCAGCGACATAGGTGATAAGGCTAGTCGCGCTGTCTTTCACGGTAACGGCCGTGGGGCTGGGATGCAACAGTGGCACAAGCGCGCCTTTGTAGGCAGTGACTACTTCATCCACAACGGTGCCGCCGACGATGGCCGACTCGGTGCCGAACAGGGCGCGCGCCACATTGGTCTTGTTCAAGTCATTGAGCGTCATCGACAGGGTTGCGCTGTCAATACGCACCACAGACGCATAGACCCCGCCGCCGGGCTTGCTAAAGTCTTTCAGCGTTTGCTTGTTTTCCTTGACTGCCAGGTCAAGCTTGCTGGCGTTGCCCAGCTCCAGCAGGCCAGCGGCGGCACCCGCAATGCGGGCGTAAATCTTGCCGCTGCCAAGGTAGGGGTAATAAACGGTGTCAGTCATGGTCGGTCCTTCAGTTAAAAAATGTCAAATCAATCCAGTGTCAGCTCAGCCAAAAAGGCCAGCGGCAGGTACTGGTACCCAGCGCTGTTGCCCGCATTGGGCGCATTGGCCAGCACCAGCGGCTTGGCCACGCCCACAGGCTTAAAGCCCATCAGCGCGCTGGCCACCCGCCGGGCAATCACGCCCGCATTAGCCCGGCCCGCTGCGCCGCTGCGCAAATCACGCACATTGCGTGTGGCCACCACGGTCAGCCAGGTTTGCTCCAGGCGCACGGCCCGGCCGTCGCTGCGTGCCTCGGTAATGCGGTAGCCCTGGTACAGCAGGTGCACCGCTGGGGTCACTTGCGTGGCCTCGGTCACACTGGCCAAGTCAGCCGCAGCCAGCACATGCACCTTGGGTGTCAGGTCGGCCAGCTGCGCTTCCAGGCGGGCCATCAGCAGTGGCTCCAGGGCCAGCAGGTTGTCGGTTGCCATCAGGCAAAGCCTTGCAGCGTGTCAGCGGTGATCTGGCGTGGCTCAAAGGCGTGGTACACCTGTTCCACGCCCGCCACAGCCACACTTTCCATGCCCGCCAACAGCACCTCGCCACTGGCCAGGCGTTTCAGCAAGCTCACCGTGTCTTCATAGCGCTGGCGCACCGTGGGGGGCACGCCATCGTCATACAGCCGGTAGCGGGCAATCTCGCATGCCAGCCGGTTGATCAGCGGTGGCGTGCTGGCCAGTGGCAGCGTGTAGCGGGTGGCCAGGTAGCCGTCAATCTCAGCGTCTGCGTCTGCCAGTGCCCGGCCCAGCACCACCGTTTCGATGGTGATGCCATTCACCCGGTCAGTGCGCTGCGCCAGTTCAAGCGCACCAAAGCGCTCTACCAGGTCAGCTTCAAGGGCATAAGTCATGGGGCATCCTTTGGTCAGATGGGGTCAGAGCACGTTTGCTGTGCAAAGTGATCTGACCCCAGTCATCACGCATGCACGTGCTTGACGATCTGCATCTCAAACAGCTGGGCCGCCACCGTGGTGGCACCCAGGGCGCGGCCGCAGTGGTCGGTCAGGCTACCCACAGCGCCCCGGCCAGTGCCGTCGGTTGCGGGCTTGACGTACGCACCAAAGGTAATAGCCTCGCTGCACTCCACCAGGTAGCTGTACTCGGTGACCACGCTCACGGCATCGCCAATGGCGGCAGCGGTCTCGCACACGCCCTGGGCATCATGCGCAGCGCCCGCAGCTGTAGCATAAGCACCGTCATACGCCACGATGCGGTTGGCCTCCAGGGCAGCGGTGGCCACCAGGGTGACGGCATCGTCTTTTTGATGCTGCAGGCCAGAATTATTTTGGGAAGGCATAGGGTTGCTCCGGTTGAATCAAATGGGGGGTTAAGAAGCCTGGGCTTCCACGGCTTCGGACCTGGCCAGCACGTCTTTGCGGGCCTTGGCAAATTCGGCACCGGCAGCCTTATCGGCACGGGCAGCGGCCTTTTGGTCGGCGGCCAGCTCATCCTCGTCGTACACCGCTTCAATCTTCTTGAGATCAGCGGCATCCACCGGGTTCAGGCCAGGCACTTCTTCGCCAGGCTGATACTCGGTGCGGACACCGGCCACCAGCGTCGCCACGACCACTGTTGCAATCAGTTTTGACATATTTACTCCTAGTCAGTTGGGGACAGAGCTAAAGATCTGTCCCGCAAACATGTTTACTTTGGGTTCTGGAACAGGAAAGCAGCGGTGTTGTAGGCCACGTTGGGGCGGCGCTCAAAGGTGGCACCGTAGATCCAGCTTTTCACCGCGTTTTCGTAGTACGGTGTTTCGGCAAACGGGTGACCTGCAATCACATTGGTGAAGCCGAACGCGGGCTCAGCCAGGCTGATATCACCCCCGCCCGCGCCGCCAATGTTGGGCGAATACGCCAGAATCGCGTTGTTGCCCCACACGTCCAGGCCGGTGTCGGTAGCGTCTTTCCACACCGCTTCACCCACCACAATTTCAGCCACATTGAAGACCGTCTTGAGCTGGTCCACCGTGGCGGGGCCCATTTGGGTGCTGGGCAGGTAGCCGCGCACTTCCACATTGCCCACCACGCTGGAGAATGCATCTGCACTCAGCACCAGCTTGTTGGGGCGCTTGCCAATCTTCTTGCGAATCACGTCGCTGGCCGCGCGGATGTCCGTTACCGGCGTGCCGGTTACCGCGCTCCATTTGGTGCCCGCTGACAGCGCCGTGACATGCCCGCTGGCATAGCTGCCACTGGTGGTGGCCAGCGCGGCCACGTCCAGCTCGTAGTCCAGCGCCAAAATGTCATTGGCGGTGACCATGGCCATGCGGCTGATGTCCAGGTAGTTGCCCACGTTCAGGCGGCGGCTCTCATCGCTTTCGCGAATGATTTCGCGCGGAATCGGCACCTCTACAGCGTACTGTTCCACCGAGTACACAGTGCCGTCGTACTTGATCTCGACCCGCTTGGTGGTGGTGCCCGGCGCGCGGCGCAGGTTGTAGCGCCGAAAGCGCTCGCTGCCCAGCCTGGCCAGGCTGATGGCGCTAAGCGCCTGCGGCAGGCGCGGGAACAGCTTTTCGGCCACAAAAGTGCCTTGGCCCAGGCCCAGTAGCAAGCTGGTGAGGATGGGGTTTTGGTTCAGGCGAATCTGGCTGGCATTCATCATGATGAGATGTGTCCTTTAAAAATGGAAAGTGTTGGGGTACGGCTCAGCTGGTAAAGCCAACCACGGCGCTCAGCGCCTCGGCATAGGCCACTTTGTGCTGGCGGGCGTAGGCCTTGGCCTGCCCATCAATCTCTGCATCGCTCAGGCCTGCAGCGCCCTGGCCTGTGCCAGGCAGCGTGCCAGCGGCATGTTCACCAAAGCTCACCACCGGTTTGGCGCGGGTGATCAGGTCTTTCAGCCAGTCCACCGCACTGACGGTGCGCACAGCACCGGCTTCGGCAAAGCTCACTGCCTTGGCATCGGCCAGGGTGTCAAGCACCGCCACAGCCGCGTCCTTTTCTTTGGGCAGCAAGGCACCGGTTTTGATCTGTGCCTCGGCAAAGCTGACAAAGCCTGCCGTGCGCTGGGTGCGGGCGCCTTCAGCAAACTGGGCCAGTTGGTCAGTGGCTTGTTTGGCAGTGGCTTGGGCAGCGGTTAAAGCGGCCTGGTTGTCGGCAGCCAACTTTTCGGCGGCAACAAGTTTGGCCGTCAGTTCTTGGGTCATGGAGATCTCCTGGTTGAGGTGGGTGGCTTGGGAAAAGTTGACAGTGCCACTGGCATCGTCAAAAGAAAAATTGACGATGCCCGCAGGATCGGCCTCGGCAAAGGCGATGTCTTTCAGCCCGGCAATGGCCGGTGGCTGTGCACCCAGAAAGGCCACATGGCGTAAATACCATTTGCCCGGCTTCGGGTT